TTGGTAACTCAGATGCGTGCCTAGAAAACGAGTGCGCTAACCAAGCATTTGTGAAAAAAAACATCCCAGGCTTGGGTATAAATCCAACATTGTTACTTGCTGGGGTTATAAACTTAGGATCATTTTCAGGCAAACTTGCTTGAACTTTCCCCGCCCTTGGGTCATGAAATACCAAGTTTGAGCAATTCTCAGGACATTCAATAAAGTAAAACCCAACGACTTGCACTGGATTTGTATGTGTATGTTGCTCCATTAGTGAGTGTTTATGGTGTTCTTGACACCACATAGACTCAATAACAGTACTCATTTGTTGCATCTTATAACCCTGGTTAAACAAAATAAACCAAGATTGATTGCCTACAAATTGAATAAACTCAGCCAAACGCGGATCAGCATATATGTTGTTAGTCATCCTAACAGGATATATTTCATCCAGCTTTTCGTTAGCTTTGACAATTGCAAGGTGCTCGTCAGTAACAGCTTTGACGGCATCTAAAAATTCTGGCTTTTCTTTTGAATAAACAACAGACGTGAAGTAATGCCCAACATCTAATGAATGGGTTAAAATTGGAGCTTCTGGTTTTGCGTTACACATTGGTTCATTTTTAGGTTTACGTTTTGATTTTCTCATTATCCACCCAAAACAGCAAGGGCACGCTGAGTTAATTCAATACGTTCATTAAGTCCAAAAGTGCCACCATTAATGCGCTTTGTCAAGCCTTCCCAATTCTTGGCCTCTGCCAATTCATTACATCCGTGGGTCTTCCAAAACCATCCTCCAGATAAAGCGGCGTACATTGGAAGTGCAACTTGTTGCGGGTCTTTTGTAAAGTCTTTGTTTACAGCCTGACTAAAATGCCAGTAATTATCGTGTCCAGTCAACTGTATGCACCCACGGCCGTGATAAAGCCAGCCATCTCCGCTTGCCTCGTCCCGATTGCCCATACGATTAGAGTAAATCCTGTTAGCAATCTTGACTGGATTACCAGCATAAAGCGCTATTTCTTCAGGTTTAAACTTATGCCCAAATAGTTTTTCAAGCGTTGCGGCTTTGTAATTTAGGTTTTCTTCTAACGTTTTAAACTTGTTGCATTCGTGGGAGCATTGGCCAATAAAAGCGGCCTGTTTGTTAAGATCGTCTATGCCAAAAGTTGCAAAAGTAGTGGTAAGTGGCTCAGACCATTCTGAACCAATCCCAAGGGCGTGGAGCTTTTCTGGGCTGATCATTTGACCCCCTTGTTTACCGTTTCTCTGACGCTGTTGTATTGCTGGATACAGGCGTTGAGGGAGAGGATGGCTGTGTCGCCGTCTGTTGCGATGGCGATAAGCTCTTTGACAGTCTGTCGCTCAGATTCGGATTCATTGGTTGAATTTCCAGGCTGAGAGGCGGTACTTGAATTGGCTGATACACCACAGGAGGTTTGAGGTAACCGCAACTCGCCAGAGTCAGCGCGAGCATTAAGACTAGATTGCTGGGTTTTAATATCATCTTTCGCCTTTCTTAGAGCAGTCGTTGCGGTTGCAATTTTCTGGTTTAACTCTGCTTCTTTTGCGCGAGCTTCGCCATTAAGTCTGATAATTTCTGCTTGATCTTCGTCAACACGTTGTTGATAGCCTGCATGATGTCCATAAAAGTACACTCCTATAAAAGTTGCAATAGCTCCAATAATAACCCAGGGATTAAATAAACTAAACATTTTCTGCCCTCGCTTGTGCCATACGCTCACGCTCATGATCTGCCTCTAAAACAGGACCGCTGGTAGGCGCTGGGGGCGCTGTCCAACCCGTGGCTGGACCCATAACAATTTCTTTAACAGGAGGAGCTACATAAGCATCTTTGCCAGATTTAACGTTGTTCATCATAGCGGTAGCCTCATTTGTTAAGCCTTTAGTCATAATGCCGCCTATGCCTCCTACGATAAGAAGCACAATGTCATTAAGCATCTTGGTAAATGCTTGATCAATTGGAGCCATAGCCTTGATTGGCTGAGACACAAACATTACGCTATATATTAGGGTAACTACTATGAAAAATAGTATCAGTGTTACCACAACGATAACAAAAGACCTTGTACGGGCTTCTATTTCATCGGCAGTTAGTCGTTCCTGATTGGGGTTGGGGGTTAACAGGAGCAGTAGTAATTCCTTCAATTTTCTTCTCCAATACAGGTGCAACTAAATATTCTGGACAATCTTGGGTGAACTCACAACGTGGATGCTGACACTGAGGCGCACCAAAGTTATCAGGATCTTGGCAAAAATAGCGGTAACGGTCTTGACACCCCGCTAATAATAAAATCAATAAAGCGCATATTCTCATTCACTTTTTTCCTTTTGCCGTTCCATTTCTTTCTTCAGCTTTTCAATCCGCTTTATGTCTGCCTGCAACAATATGCGCTCTTGACGCACATCCATATACAAAAGACCTAGAATGGGAAGCACCAGAACAAACAACAACGCCAATATGATTATCGTTATTACATAGGCCCAGTCATTACTTTTATTGCCCACATCAGCCCCGCCATATAAATTGCAACTATTATCACCGCTATAGTCGAAGCTGTCCTAAACCAAATTTTATCAGCCAGTTCCCTCTCCCTCGCTTCAATCTCTCTTCTTTTCTTGAACATAGCTTGCTTAGCAATAGCTTGTTCATTTGCAATTGTGCCAATCATTTTGTTCACACGGGTGTATAAATCTTTCAGTTCTGGAGGAACGTGGTAGACCATATACTCCCTTAGTTCTATGCTCATCTCTTCCATTTGTGACATGGCTAGAACCCGTTGAATTGCTCTTTCAGTCTGATCCCCAGTTGGATCGTAGACCGTCTTTGACTTTAACTCTTCTTCCTCAATGTGATCTTTCAGTGCATTGTATGCTTTATAGAATGCTGTGATTTGTTTTCCTATCTCCGCATATACCGCTGGTGCATTAAACTCCTCGGCTTGTTTCTTTTTCTTTTTTATTTCTGGGGCGGCTTTTACTTCTTCCTTTGGAGGAGCAAAGAGATTTGCAATCCATCCAAATATTCCTGTAACTTCCTTGCCAATAGCTTTGACCTCATTGGCAGTTTTGATAACGTCTTTAACAACTGCCTGTCCCTCACGGAACATTTCGCACCCTTGCTTGACAAGCTTAAGGGCAGTACTGGCGGCCGCAATGAGTGTGAATGGATCAATGTCTAACCTTTAGATTTTTTCTACCCAAGCTTTTGTAGCTTCATCCCAAGTGTAGATTTTTCCATCTGTTGGGTAAGGTGTAGGTGCTGTCCAGATCCATGTAGGAGCACTGATCGTCCATGATGGATAAGGTTGGGGCGCATGGAATACATCATTCGTTTTATCGTATGTGTAACCAATTCCTGCGTAGTTAGCCCTTAGAGCCACACCACCATCAGGTTGTCCATCAGCACCATAGTGAACACCGCCACGAGTGTTATACGATGTCTGCACAAAATTATTGGGGTCGCCAAGTGCTCCCGTTGCAATAAAATCCTCTTCAGCAACAATTACCTGCACCACTAACCCATTTTCAATTTTCGCAAAGTGGCTCATAATATTTCTCCTTGAAATTCAAATGTGTGATTTTTGTGAGTTTTTCGTATTTTTTTAGCGCATGAATAAACATGCGCCCTACAAAACCCAGCGGCTTCAATTTCTTTGGCTCCAGCCAAAATCATTGTATTGCCATTCTTAATATTTTTGGCAATTACGATGTGTTTAAGCATGTGAGAACTTCTTCCAATTCTGCCAAACATTGCGTTTTTTTCTCCACTTGTTTGAGGTCTTTTACGTCCTCGAAGTTTGTCAGCAACAATTTTGGCAACCTCTGGATTTCTTGTTGGGCATCGTTCGCTTCTACGTTGACATTCTTCTTCTGAATGTTTAAAGCCAACCGTCCCATCGCCTCCATAAGTCAGGTTGTATCCATTTGGGGATTTTGTGTTCATCTCTTTGATAAGCAATTTTTCAATCAAACAAGCATCTTCCCAAGAATAAGCATCGGCTATATGACAAAAATCAAAATTGTCAACGCCATATTTTTTTATGGCATTATGCAAAGCAATGCACCACCCATCTGCTTTTTTGTGGTCACGCCATCTCCTATCCAAATTATTGGATATACCGACATATTTTTTGCCATCGGTTTTATTGGTGATAGTGTAAACCGCAATTCTCACATCACCTCGCATTCGCAAACTTAAAAGCGGTCTCGGCAAAACAAGCGTAGATGTATGTGCCGCCAGATGCGTTTGTTGTAACGCTTGTATCTCGGTTTTTAAATCCGTTAGACAAAATATCGATGTAATTTCCTTGTACTTCAGCGGTTGAACTATTTGGGAATAAATCGTTTTGCGTTACGTTGTAAGTGTCTCTTGATGTGTCCCAAATAATCCAATTTGCAGTAGTGTCTGTTCTTTTTATCATGACCCAACGTGGTCTAAAATTGGTGAACACAAATGGCCCATCTGTAGAACCATTGCCTGTATAACTACCAAATTTGCTATATCCTGGTATTTGTGCCCAACAGTAGGCAACAAATGTTTGTCCTGATTGATTACTACCTGCTTTAGTACCTATGCTAAATACAGAACTCGTAGGAGAGGTGCTATTCCATTGCAAATCACCCGTGGATACTGCCGCTGTCGTATCCAAAATCATCACGTTAGTTGCGGGATTTGCAAGACCTGAGTGATAAACAACCCAATCGTTAGTTGTTGATCTAACTTTCACAATCATCATGCTAGGCGCTACACCCAACCCATGTCCTACAGTCGCATTAGCACCTGTACCCGTATAAGTAACAACACTAAATCCTGCCGTAGCATTAACACTTACAGTAGATGTTATAGAGCCGTTAGTATTAGAGGATGATGTTCCTCCTGCTTTCCATTGCCAACCTACATAGGTTACGCCACTTACATTAATAATTGCCGCAGAATCGCTTCCAACGCTATATCCATTTGAATTGAATGAAGTTAAAGTAGTACCGTTACTTCCCTCTGCAAAAGTGCCGTTAGAGTAAAGGGCATTTCCAACGCCACGAACAGAATCAAATAAGCCATGATTATTTGAAACGCTTCTAGATTTGGCCCACACAAAATCAGGTTGAAAAGATACTCCCGTTGTTGTGTTAGCACTATTTAAAATACTTTGTGTAGTGCCAGTACCCGTATAAGTAGTAGCGGCAAATGCGGTAGCACCATTAGGAATTGCATATGTTGTTGGCATCTTCTATTCCTTATAGGTTATATGTGTTGAGGGCAACAAAGCCTGTTGGGGGGGTGTAGGTGAATGGGCGTTGACCAAAGTTAGCAACAACCGTAATTGACCCTGAGTTACCAAACGAACACATTGGAAAAATAGTGTTGCCAGCAAGATTTGAAAACGCTTGACCTTGTGAAACGCCATTTTTGTAGAACGTCAAAGTGCCAGCATTCATGTCAAGGGCGACACCAACCACATCATTGGTCGTATAAGTTGAACCATACGCCACGTTGCTGTTGTTCATTGCATTGCCACTGGCCCCATAATAAGCCCATTGCAAAGCATCTGCGTTTGGTTGTGCCGCGCTGTTAAACCCTTGCGCGGCAACACCAATATAAAAATATGCGCCTGCATTTGTTGCGGTTGGGGTCATCTCCCAATACCACTTACCTGATGTAACACCAATAGTGGCAAGCGCAGTGTTTGCGTAACTTCCAATTGATGTTAACAGGTTGCCGTCCGCTTGACTAATTGAGCCGCTGTTGTTTGTTGTCCGAACAAGAGGATTCAACACCGCATAATTACTAGCAGTAGCACTTGTTAGCGTAGGTACGTCTGTCATACTGTCGTATGTGACCCCTGCTGTTAGAGATATGTTATTTGTAGTCCAGTTATTACCGTTAGGGCTAAAGTCATATCCAAGGGTTGTTGTACTTGTATTATTTGTAAAAGGCAAATAGAACCCATTAGTACCATAGCTACCACCATAGGTAATAGGTTGCCATACTCCGTATGAGTTGTATCCACCAAATGATGTAGGTGTTAATGCTTGACCATCAATTAAATTGATTTCGGTCATGTAGCCGTCAAAATAGTTTGTACTGGCGTTTTGACCAATAAGATGTATGACAGCCGTATTGAAATAAACAGCCGCAGTAGAACCAGAGCCAACTTGTTGATTGTTGACATACAAAACACTACTTGCGCCAGAGGCTTTCAAAACAATGTGATACCAAGCCGCTGGATCACGATAAACCGCAGTAGTTGTAATTGAGGCTGAACCATTTACATACCAAATTAATTGGTCTGATGAGGAAAAATTAACACCATCAAAACCCGCTCCAGCATCCCCAATAACTGTTTGACTAACTCCTAATTTCCCACGCTTTAACCAGCAAGAAAATGTAAAAGTTGTTTGGTTAGTTGGAGTTGAAAAAGTACGTTGCAAATAAGCAGAAGCACTTGATCTAAAACGTAAAGAGTTATTAACGTACTTAATAGGTGTTAGATACCCAGAACTAGTAAAGGTATGTATGACATTACCTCCTACTATAGTTACTGTTCCACCTGCCATTTGTTGGGTTGATCCTGGGTAAGAGATGATTACGATACCTGAGCCACCTGCTCCACCGTTGGCAGAAGTTCCACCTCCACCTCCACCACCAGCACCTAAATTGGTTGCTCCTGATGTTCCTGCGGTACTACCTGCGCCACCTGCGCCTCCTCCGCCATTACCACCAGAGCCTGCTGTGCCAGTATTCTGTATTCCACCACCTCCACCACCTGCGTAATAGGTTGATGAACCAGATATTGATAAAGCAACACCTACGCCACCATTGCCACCAACTGATGATGTTCCTGCTGAACCTACTGCTCCTGCACCACCACCACCACCAGCACCATATAAAACAGTTGCCAAAGGATTGCCTTGACCACCTGCATAACCTTGTCCAGATGTTCCTGCACCTCCAGCGTAGCCAGTAGTAGCATCACAACCACCACCGCCACCAGAACCGCCAGCAACTCCAGGTCCACTTGCAGATGGAGTACCGCCACCCCCACCGCCAACAGCCGTTGTAATCACCATAGTAAAGGCTGAATTAGTGCCATTTGCCCCTGTTGGAGTTCCAGAAGTACCGCCAGTACCACCTGCCCCTACAGTGACAAGATAGTTGGAATTTGTATCAATGGTTAGGCTAGAGCCTGATAACAAGCCCCCTGCGCCACCACCACCGCCTCTACCATATGCTCCACCAGCACCACCAGCAACAATCAAATAAGATGCAGATAAAGAACTTAAAGGAGTTAATATCCCTGAAGTCTTAAATGTGTGAATAGTGTTGCCACCAACTGAGGTTACTACTCCTCCTCCAAATTGTTGTGCTCCTGCGTAAGAAATGATGACTACGCCAGATCCACCTTGACCACCTGCTTGGCCGCTTATAATTGGTGAACCACCGCCACCACCACCAAGGTTTGCTGTGCCAGCGGTAGTTGTGCCGCTTGCACCTCTTGCGCCACCACCGTTTCCTCCGCCACCAGTACCACCCGTACCTGCGGAACCAGATTGATCAGCCGCTCCTCCACCGCCACCTGCGTATGTAACGCTAGAACCAGAAATAGAGCTAGCTGATCCAGCACCACCAGAACCTCCAGAAGCCCCGTTTGTACCTGCGGCAGATGCGCCACCGCCACCACCGCCATTGTTTGAGCTACCATTATTTCCTGTACCGCCATTGCTACCTTGTGATGGACTTGTCGATGGAGTATTTCCTAACCCAATATTGGTTGAACCATCATAAGAAGCACCACCACCAGAACCACCATTTTGTCCATAGGCATAAGACGAAGTTCCAGTTGCCCCATTACCACCACCCCCACCTCCAGTTGAAGTAATAGATGAAAAAATTGAATTCCCACCGTTACCAGCTTGACCAGATGTATAAATAGCACCCGCCCCACCTGCCCCAACAGTAACGGTGTATGACAATGATGGGTTAAGAGATGCTGTGCCTGTTCTATATCCACCACCACCTCCGCCACCTCCTACAAATGAACCACCACCTCCGCCTCCAGCCACTACTAAATAAGAAGCAGTTACAGTTGCGCCACTTGTCCACCCAAATGCGGCTAGTGCGGCGGCTCCAATCTTAGATAAACGTGGCATTAATAATCCTTATGCAAACTTAGTTACAGAAGCAAGCACAGTATAGGTTGCAGAAGCGGTTTTAATAATGACAAAAGTATAACTGTCAATTGCACTGGCATCCCCACTCGTAGGAGCGGTTCCACCCTGCCACTTAGGCGTTACAGATGTTCCGTCAATAGTAAATGCACTAGGATAATATGCAGTTGTTGTATTGGTAACAATCATCGTACAAGAGATTGAATCATTCGTAGACATTGCCGTGTTAAGCGATGTACCAGATGAAAACGCAAAGTTTAGCGTCCAGTTATTGGCATTGTTGGCCGTGTAATACTGAACCGCGCCATTGTTAATATAGAAGTTTGTTGTTGCGGTTGGGGCAGTTCCCACTACGTTAGCAGGCTCCGCAATATTCAAAGTCTTTACTGCTTCAGTAGCAGATGTACCGTTAAATGTTTGTGTAGCGGTCCAAGTCTGTGTTGTATTGAACAACGCAATATTAGCCCCTGCTAAAGTAGTAGAACCTGTACCACCGTTAACAATAGGTAAAGTTCCTGTTACACCTGTACTTAATGGAAGTCCTGTTGCGTTGGTTAAAACTCCAGATGCTGGCGTACCCAAAGCTGGGGTAACCAGGGTAGGACTTGTTGCCAAAACAACGCTACCAGATCCAGTAGAGCTAGTTAAAGTTGGAGCCTGGGCCGCAGATCCTGTACCAGTAGAAGTGTAAAACTGTGGAGTTGTACCTGTATTTCCAGCTAAAAATGTTGTTGTATTGCTACCAGATTGGTATGGAACAGATCCATTTGCACCACCAGTTAGGTTTGCAATGTTGGAACTAGATGTAATCTTTACAAAATCACTTGCTACGCTACTCCAAAATACCAAAGCTTTTTCGCCGTTAGCTACAGTTACGCCAGTGGTCGGGCCTGTTGTGCCGCGAATCGTAATGCTATATCCACCAGTTGTACTATTGTTAACAACGTACATCTTTGATGAATTGGGAGCATTTATATTTCTGTTTGCCGTCCGTGATCCAGTGCACAAAAGTTGCATATACTGTGCAGTCGTTGAATTCGGAGAGGAAACAATATTAGATCCTGAACTACTACCGTTGGTAATGGTAAGTGTAATATCTGAATCTTGGGTAATGTTATTTGTACCCGCAACAGTAATATCTAAATACTGCGTAATACCAAGTGATACATCGTCTCCCCATGCTCCAGATTCAGTGCCTGTAACTGGAAGAGCTAGTCCTAATAGTGTTGTGTAATTGATCGTCATCTCATTTCCTATTGAGTAGGTACTATCGTCCAGTTTGGAGATTCATCATTACCTACATTTTGCCACGAAGGAGTCTGGTTGTCATTAACTAAACTCCAATAACTAAGATTCAATGTGCTAACCGATCCAGTAGCCAAAACTCCAGAAATCTGAGCGCCCCTTGAGCCCAAACTTACCGATCCAGGAGCACCACTTGCCGCAACCCCACTCAATGCAATATTGATGCTTGGAGATGCAGATCCTACAAATCCGCTTGCTATGACCGCCCCTAAAGCAACACCAACCGCACCTACAGATCCAGAAGCTCCAACACCATTTAAAGATATGGAAATACCGTTAGATAGCGTTCCCGCATTCCCAACAGCAGGGACACCAGTAATTGAGGAAGCTCCAAATCCCCATGTACCAGAACCCCAGGTATTACCACCCCATCCAGCCATAATCTACCTTTAGGTTGTAGACAATCTTAAAAGAGCTGAGCTTGTTGAATTGCTAGGCATTGTCAACGTAAATGTTCCAGCGGTAATAGTTTGAGCACCAAACGTATGTACGCTAACCGAAGCATTTGATTGGCTTGAGTTGTAAATCAATACAGTATCAAAAGCCGTTGTCAATGTAACACCTGAATAAACCAAGTTTGCAGATGGTGTCCAATACGCTACTCCAGCCGTTGAGGACGAATTGGTTGCAGTCGGAGCCGTTGCATTTGTAACCGTGATACCGCCCGCCGTATAGCCTGTACCGCTTACCTCGTTGGTTGCGGAATAAGCCGTTGTTGCGGCATTGACTGTAGCAGTTGTTACATACAAAGCGGCTTTAAATGTATCAGCCGTATTAGCAGAACGGGCTACGTTTGTTGAATTAAAGTTGTGCCCAGCAGACAATAACTGACCCAAAAATGATGTGCACATTGATTGCGTATTGCTCAAGATATTCTCCTTATGCCATTGATGCGGCTATTAAATCCATAAAAGGGCTGGTTTTAAGCGTTACATGAGCAGAACGGTGAACCAATTCATCTTCGTAATAATACTCAACCCAGGTAGTTGTTTCAATATCATTGTCGATAGAACCCTCTTTCTTCACAAGAAGAGAATCATCCATATCGCCTTTTGTTGTTGTAATAAGCATTATGCAATCCTTAGAATGGCTGTTGTAGACCCAGCAACTGGGAATTGAATAGTAAATGAATTAGAACAAGTTTTATCACTACCAAAATCTAATACGCAAACTGTTGCATTACTTTGACTTGCATTGTAAATTAATGCGCCTCTAACAGTAAAGGCGGCAGGACTCCAAACGGCATTATTAAATGACCAATATCCTACCGTTGCACCCGTTGATCCAGATGTTGGTGTTGTACTTATTGTCAAAGCCTGGCCACCAGCGGTATATCCAGTTCCAACCACTTCACCCGTCAAACCAGATACATATTGCGTTGTTGATGGACCAAGCGTTGCCGACCCATTGAATAAAGCAATATAAAAAGTATTTGGATTGGTAGGTCCAAAGTTATGCAAGCCTTGTGCAAGCTGAACTTTAAAGCTGGTTGTTGCACCTTGTTGAAACGCCATTATTTAACCGCCTGTCTATATTGACCAGCCCTGTAAGCGTCTTGACGTTCCATGCCATCACCCAGACGTTTAGCAATTGCTAATGCTTCGTTGTACTTTTTATCGTAAAGAGTTATTAAATCAGTCTCGCCTTTTATAAAGGTATACGCCTCTACAAGCGCCCCATAAAGCAAAACTGAATCAAAATTTTGACCCAACCAGCTTGTTCCTGTTGGATTATTAATAGATGTAACTTGCAATTGGAACCCTGTACCGCCTGTAATAGACGCTGTTAACAAGTCATTTTGAGCAAAATAAGAGCCGTTTGAGCTCATTGTTACTGACGTTACAGCACCTCCAGATACAACAATATCGGCTTTTGCACCGCTTCCAGTACCACCTGTAAGTGCTGTGTTGTAATATGTTCCGTTCGTATATCCTGATCCAGCCGTATAAATGCTTGTTGTATTAATAGCAGACTGAACAATAGAAACAGGATAATAATAATAGTGCATTTCTGCGTTATATCCAATATCAGGCGTAGGCCCAACAATAAACGAT